CAGAGAAAAATTTCCAACGGGACCGTGGTGCAAAATAGGACAATGGGTTATTTTTGCACGCTACGCAGGATCAAGACTACCCATCGAAGGCGGAGAAGTTCGTATCTTAAATGACGACGAAGTTCTCGGGACGATAGACGATCCCGAATCCGTACTTCATCATAATTAATCATAGGAGGAACTATGCAAGAAGAAGAAAAAAAAACAGTTGACATTGACGATTCCGGTCCAGCAACCGACGTTGAGGTCAAGGAAGAAAAGGAAACGGTAGAAACCGTTGAACCCGTAGAAGAGAAACAAGAAAAAGTAGAAGAGAAGGTAGAAGAAACAGTAGAAGAGAAGCAAGAAACAAAACCCGAAGAGAAAAAAGAACTTGAAGAATACAGCGAAGGTGTTCAGAAAAGAATATCTAAGCTAACTAAAAAATGGCGTGAAGCAGAGCGACAAAAAGAAGCCGCTCTTGATTATGCCAAAGGTGTTCAGTACGAGCATTCACAGTTAAGAACTAAATTTTCAAAACTAGAACCTAATTATGTAAAAGCTCTTGAAAATAAAGTTACTTCTGGATTAGAAGCAGCCAAAGCTAGAATGACAACAGCAAGGGAAGCAGGCGACATTAGTGCTGAAGTAGAAGCACAAAAGTCAATTGCACAACTGGGTGTTGAAGAAGCTAGACTTAATGCTTTAAAAGATCGACAGGCACAAGATAAAGAAAGGGAAGTAAAAACCCCTTCTTTACAGGATACTGTCGGACGAACACCACCACCAGATCCAAAAGCTGAATCATGGGCTGAAAAGAACGAATGGTTCGGAAAAGACAGCGCTATGACTTATACAGCTTTTGATTATCATAAAAAACTAACCGAGCAAGAGGGATTTGATCCTAACTCGGCAGAATATTATGCGGAAATAGATAAAAGAATGAGACTTGACTTCCCGCATAAATTTGGTAGAACAGAGTCACAGGATTCGACTAAACTAACACAAACAGTAGCTTCAGCGAAGCGAAGTGTAAAACCTAGTCGCAGAACCGTGAGACTCACATCATCTCAGGTAGCAATCGCTAAAAAACTCGGTGTGCCACTTGAAGAGTATGCAAAACAATTAAAAATCACGAAGGAGGCTTAAGCATATGACAAACGACAAAATCAAAACTTCCCGTGCGAGTCAGACCCGAGCAAAAACTGCTCAAAAAGCTGTCTGGACTCCACCATCATCTTTAGATGCACCCCCTGCGCCTGCAGGATATCATCACAGGTGGATAAGGTCTGAAGTTATGGGCTTTGATGATACAAAGAACATGGCTGGCAGATTAAGATCAGGATACGAGCTCGTAAGAGCTGATGCATATCCAGGATCGGAATATCCAGTGATGACGGAAGGCAAATACAAAGGGGTAATCGGAGTTGGTGGCCTGTTGCTGGCAAGGATACCAGAAGAGATCGTCAAAGCGCGCGATGAGTATTTTAGAAAAATTACTCAAGACAAAGACGACGCGATTGAAAGCGATCTTATGAAGGAACAGCATCCAGGTATGCCGATCAATGCTGAGAGGCAGACCCGTGTAACCTTCGGTGGTACTAAGAAAGACTAATTTATTAGCGATTCTTACCCAACGAAAATATTATTAATAAGGAGTATAATATGGCAAACATAGACGCTGCCTTTGGGTTTCGACCCGTAAGGCACATCAGCGGTGGATTAATCCGCGCTGAAGAGATCCCTATTACAGCTAGCTACAACACCAATATTTATAATGGTCAAGTAGTTGAAGTAGTAGCGGCGGGCACTATAGAAGCGGCAACAGTTGGAGATACCCAAACAGCGGGTATTTTCGGTGGTGTTTCTTATACAGACCCAACAACAAGTAAGCCAACTTGGTCGAACTATTATCCGAACACAACAGCTGCTTCGGATTTGAAAGCGACCGTATATACAGATCCTAACATAGTATTGGAAGGACAACATAATGGAACTGGAACCGCAGCACATAACTTCTCTGATATCGATTTTGCAGGTACCAGCGGAAGTACAATAAACGGCCAGTCTTCATCTGAAATTGCTACGTCAACTTCAGGCAATAATAACGGAAACTTTAAGCAAATTGGTATCTCAACAGATCCCGAAAACAGCGACACAGGTTCCGCAAATGTCAACGCATATGTTGTATTCAATACAGGATTCCATATACACAAAGTTGTAACAGCTATATAATAGGAGAATAGGAGTATAAATTATGGCAATATCAAGAGCACAACTAGTTAAGGAACTAGAGCCAGGGTTGAATGCACTATTCGGCCTTGAATATAAAAACTATGCTAACGAACACGCAGATGTTTTCGACACAGAAAATTCAGACAGAGCTTTCGAAGAGGAAGTAATGTTATCTGGATTTGCTAATGCACAAGTGAAACCGGAAGGTTCAAGCATTAACTATGATTCTGCACAAGAAACATTCACTGCTCGTTATACGCATGAAACGCTTGCTTTAGCGTTCTCAATCACTGAAGAAGCGATTGAAGATAACTTGTATGACAGACTTGCGTCTCGTTATACAAAAGCACTAGCACGTTCAATGGCTAATGCTAAACAAGTTAAAGCGGCAAACGTTCTCAACAGAGCGTTCAACAGTTCATACACTGGTGGAGATGGTTTAGAACTTTGTTCAACAGCACACGTTCTCGTGTCTGGAACAGAGCAAAACGAACTATCAACAGCAGCAGACTTAAACGAAACTTCATTGGAGCAAGCACTAATTGACGTTGCTGCGCTAACTGATGAACGAGGTTTAAAAATTGCGGCACAAGGAAGAAAAATGATTATTCCTGCTGCTTTGCAATTTACTGCTGAAAGATTGTTAAAATCTCCAGGTAGAGTAGGAACAGCTGATAATGACATCAACGCTGTGAAAAACTTGGGGATGATTCCTCAAGGTTATGTAGTTAACCACTACTTAACAGACACAGATGCTTGGTTTCTTAAAACAGATGTACCAAATGGACTAAAACACTTTGTTAGAGCACCAATCAAAACCGCTATGGAAGGCGATTTTGAAACTGGTAACGTTAGATACAAAGCTAGAGAAAGATACAGCTTCGGCTGGTCTGACTGGCGTGGTGTCTTCGGATCACCAGGTGCGTAATTAGCAAACAAAAATAGAAATGAGGCGGCCTTAAAATCGCCTCATTTCACATATAAAGTACGAAATAACTATGAAACACTTCCGAGTACAAATCCGTTATAATGGCTATTCTGCTGATTTTAAGGCTATGGCCGAAGATAATCTTGAAAGTATCGAAAAAGTAATCCTTGACAAACTAGGAAAAAATGAGGTAAAGTTCGAGTCTGATGGATTTACTAGTAAAACTGGTAAATGGATAACCTATGAGGAGGTTACAAATGATCCAAGAACTGTACACTACAAAAAGATCCTTGGAGCTAGAGTGGCAACAGGAGTATCTGAAGTCGGGGCGACATAACGTTAAAATGATCGAAATTAACAAAAAGATCCAAGACGTTATTAAAGCAATCATCGCTCAAGAGTTTGAAGAAGATACTCGTTTACTCAAGATCAAAGACGCTGCTCCTGAGGCATCAATAGCCGGTTAAGGCTATTTCATAAAAATCAACTTTTCACTACAGGATACCTTGCACTCTTTGCAAAAAAGAGCTATAGATTAATCACTATACAATTATTAAAGAATACTGACGCAGTATAGTCGACGGCCTAGAGACAGTATTCACACAAACTAGGAGGATTATAATATGGCAACAACTACGTTTAACGGTACGGTTAGATCCGATGGGGATATAAAAGTATCTACGAAAAGTTCAACATTAGGAACATTTACTGACTATGCGACTATGAAAGCCGCTGGCGGTATGGAAATAGAAAAAGTTGCAAGCACTGGAAACAACATTGTAGCAGCAGGTACTTCAACAGGTACTAACAATGGAAGTTTAGGTACAGCAGCAACTATTTTTAAAGTTACACCTAATGCGCATGGATCAGGTATTCATGATGATTCAATTAGCACCTTTGTTAATAAAATCGGTGGTCTGATATACACTACTATTCTAATCGATCTACATGGTGGATTAGCTTGTGGTGGAACAGCTGATGATATTATTGGTACTGATGGTGGAACAGCTAACGCTTACATCGCAGAACTAACAACTGGTGTAAATGGTATTCCATTTGAAATAGAGTTTGCATGCTTAGAAGTACCTGATGGTGGAGATCCAGATATTAATCTAGATTGTTCAGCTACAGCAACTGATGCAGAAAATGCAGCAGTTACTAGTGGAACAAACTTATTTAATAATGGTGACCTAACTTTAGGTTTCTATGCTTCTGCTGATGGTGGAGCAACACTTGCAGCACTATCTAAGAAATATCTTTACTTAACTTGTGGAGATACTACTGAAGCAGCTTACACTGCAGGTAAACTTGTTATTAAGATCACTGGCGCAGCTTTTGATTACGATAACGGCTAATAAATAATTAAACTCGGGAGTGGGGTGTAATGACCCCACCCTTGAAAAGGAGGAAAAAATATGGGCGATTCAGTTTCAGCTGTCACACAATTTGATGGCGACAAAAAACTAATAACAACCTACACTAATGTTTCAGATAGCACTGGAGGCACAACTACAATAGTTGATGTTTCTGCTCTTAATAAATCACGGGGCAATACAGGTACTGCGTGTTCTAGAGTTCGATTGAATAAGGTTTGGTATAATGTTTCAGTAACAGCAAAAGTAGACGCTGTAAGACTATACTGGGACGCTACGACCGATGTTCAATTTTTAACACTAGAAGGGCGAGGATCTTTAGACTTTAGTTCTATCGGTGGAATAAAAAATACTGAAGCTTCTGGAGTGACGGGAGATGTTAAATTAACGCTTCCCGCAGTTACTTCTGGAGACACAGCCAGTGTACATTGCGAGTGGATTAAAG